TGCTGTCTGTCATGCCCTTTTTATGGAATTAAGAAGTTGGTTTGGCGAAGTAGTTATACCATTTTCTAAAGACATTAAGTTTGGTGGTGGCAACCGCGCCTTAATGATGTTTTTGGACCTAATAGGAAGCTTCGCGGTATTTGCTAGAAGTAATAGGCAGTTCGATGAAGATCTTAGACTGGAAGCTAATGAAGACGATTATAAACGGGCTAAAGCACTTTATGACGATTTGGGTGGCCATAGTGCTTATAAGCTTACTGAGGCTGAAACCAGATTGTTGGACGCCTTAGAGGAATTTGGTAGGGTAGCCAATAAACGACAAATACAACAAATAACTGGATTGTCCTTAGGAAGAATTGGGGATATTTTGAATGGCAATGGCAAGAATAGTCATGGATTATTTTATAAATGCCCTTATTTAAGTAAAGACGAATCAGTTCGGCCTTATAATATTGTGCTTAGCGAAGATTATCAACATTCTTAGCACTACGTTAATACGTAATAAAATGGCGTTTTTAGCGTCTAAAAACCAATAGCCGTAAAGGATGACTACGTTATAACGTAGATGTAACGTAGTGTGAAACCAATAGCGGCCGATGCTTTAACGTGTTTTGCGGAAAAATGTTAGAAAGGGTACAAAAAAAATAATTTCCTTTATACCCCCCCATTTTTCTTACTTTTACTACGTTATATCTTATATATATATTATATATATATACATAGTAGTTAGTAGTTAGTGGTTTTGAAGAAAAATTTGAAAAAAATTTAACGTATTGAATACTACGTTATAGCTACGTTACGACTACGTTAATACGTTAAAGTGGTGCTGGCCACAATGAGTATATAAACTAAATCATACTATATATATTTGGAAGCGAAATCGTTTGCTAGCGACCTGGTGATTTGCAATCTATTATGTATAGTTAAATCTATATTGGAAAAAAGCAAATACTTCCAAATAGATTTTTTACTAAAAGTATAAGGTTTGAAATCGTTATTAAGAGCCTTAATTTACTACTAACCTTATACTATTATACTATTATAGTACAAGTAGAGTAAAATAAATTAGAAATACTTTATAGTAGTATAGGGTGTTTTTATTAGATTTCTATAAGGGGTTTACTAATACTGGTTTTGTTTTTAAATCCTAATAAAGTTGTTGCCCGATAGTGGTTTTAAAATTATAGATTTGAATCGTAAAAGTGAATAATGGCAGTTATATTGAATATGTATTATAATAAGTATTCGAGATATTTATGAGTTCAGGACCTAAACGAGATGAATCGTTTGACGATAGGATTGTGGCTTACTTGCTGGAAGGCAAGTCACCTGCTGAGATAGCGAAGCTTATCGGAAAAAATCGGGGCTTCGTTATTAGGGTAGCTAAGATCCATAAAGCGAAACTGGGTCACGAAATAAGACAATACCTGGCAACTGAGAATGTACAAATGGAGAGTGACATCAGTGAAGGCTGTCAGGCTTGGAAACAGTACCTTGTTAGCGAAAATCGGCAGGAGTTGTTGGGTAAGACAATGGCCAAAATGTCTGACATGATTGAGGATTGTCAGGATACTAAAAGCTTGAGAGATTTGTGTGTTTGTGTTGGCATTCTTATTGATAAGTTCGGCGTTGAGCAAGGTTACACTGATAATAGTGCAAAGAGTGCGTTACTGAAGTTATTTGAGACAATGGAAGATAACGCTGTTAATAATGAAGTCCAGACTGAAGAAATTTTAGGAGAGCAAGATGAAGCGAGCAAGCATGAGCGGGGCGAGTGTTTGTGAGCAATTTACAAGTGCCAGTAGGCAAACAAAGGGATTTCATTATTGGGAAGCCCGCCAGGATTAACTTGCTTTATGGTTCTGTGCGTTCTACTAAGACTTGGGCAGTAAATATTAAAATACTTAAAGATATTATTACTTTGCCTGACGGTAATATACTATTTGTTGGGAACACGGGCACGTCACTGTATAGAAACGTATTAACTCCCTTAAAAGATTTGGTGGGCAAGCAGAATTTCGAGATGCATTCTGGCAAAAAGGAATGCGAGATATTTGGTAGGACTATCTGGATTGAGGGCGCAGATAATGTAAGCAGCTATAAAAAGATAGAGGGCGAAAGCCTGATAGCCGCTTATGTTGATGAGGGCACAACAGTACCTGAGAACTTTATCAATATGCTGTTAAGCAGATTGAGCGACCAGGATGCTAGGCTTTACTTGACTTGCAATCCGGAGACGCCCAGAAATTACCTTTATAAGAATTTTATTCAAAGAAGCGATGAACTTAATATAAAGGTCTGGAAATTCACCCTGGATGACAATCCGTACCTACCCCTGGAATACAAGAGAGACCTTGAGAAAGAGTATCCTAAGGGGACTGTATTCTATGATCGGTTTATTTTAGGCAATTGGGTAGCGGCAGAAGGCCGAGTATTCGGACTGTTTGATAAGGGCAAGCATTGTGGAGTACCGCCCAGTACTTTGAGGCCCAAGGAGCTAAGGATCGGTGCAGACTATGGCACGCATAATGCATGCGCTTTTGTGGCCCTGGAGAAGTATCTGGTGCCTGGCAGGGCAAAGCCAACTTGGTATGTCAGCCGCGAGTACTATTGGGATAGCGTGGTGGAGCATGCCCAAAAAACGGATGCTGATTATAGTAAGGACATGGCGCGGTTTGCATCTGAACAATGGGGTTATAGTTCGGGACAGCCCGGCATCATTTATGGGGACAATACCAGCAAGATGTATGCCAGCACGATAGAAGTAGATCCGAGTGCGGCTTCCTTTATTTTGCAGTTGCAGCGAGATGGATTGCATAAGGCACGGGCTGCTGATAATGATGTGTTGGGCGGCATCAGGAAAATAGCAGCTATGGTTAGTAATGGTGACCTTATTATAGATAGTGAGAAATGTCCGGTGCTTGTTAGCGAAATGGAAACATATGCTTGGGATCAATCTGCTGCTGACAGGGGCGAAGACAAGCCCCAAAAGATTGATGACCATGCAGTTGATGCGCTTAAATATGCAGTTAATAGTATATAGTTTTTAATATAATTTGTAATGTTTTTAAATGTTTACAATGTTTTGTATGGAGTTTTATAATGCTTATTGATATGAATTGGCTGATGCCAAGAAGTCATTTTCCGCCAGAAGATGAAAAGGGCAGATTATTATCTTATGATAAATATAATTTGCTGTATGAGGGACGACATGAAGCGGTCTGGGGCGACTTATGGGACCTTGCGGATATCGAAGATAATATTGATGTGGTTAGTACTTTCTTTGCGAGGATATATAATGGCAAGAAGCTACCGATGAACTGGTTTAAGGTGGTTACTAGCGTTTATAGTGATATGGTGGTAGGAGAGCCGCCGCGCCTTATGAATCCGGTAGGCCAAACTGAATTGGATGGTGTTGTTAATAGAAGTGACCTGAGTGTTGTATTATATAATGCCTGTAATAATTTTATACAGTTTGGTAATGCTATTCTGAAGGTTCGGTTTGTAGGGACAGGATCAGAACCCGGCAGCATAATAGAAAATGTGGATCCGTCTATTTGGTTCCCGGTAGTCAATCCTGATAACGTCAATGAATACAGTTGTCATGTATTGGCCTGGAAGTTCAAAGAGATGGTTGGCAGTAGTGTGGCTAGCTTGCTAAGGACAGAAGTGCATACTGCTGGCGCAATCGATAATCACCTGTACTGGATGAATGGCGATGAGATAGATCATGAAGTCGAATTAAATATAAGTAGTAAATATATTAATGTGCCTAAACATGTGGATACCGGAGTGCCTTACCCCCTTGTTTTTGTAGTGTCCAATATCAAAAAGCGCAATGACGTTTATGGCATAAGTGATTATGATAGCATTGAAAACCTTGTCAAGGAACTTGAAACCCGTATTATAAAAGTATCTTCTATTCTGGATATTCATTCAAGGCCCGCGATGACAGGGCCTTCATCTATGCTAACGACGGATATGGAAACGGGCGAAGAAACGATGCGCATGAATGGTAGGTTCTTCGCGGTCAATAAGGACGAGGATAAGCCCGAATACATTACTTGGGACGGCAAACTTGATAGTAGCTTCCAAGAAATGGACAGACTTGTCAGTATGATTTATGCTGTAACAGATTTGAATCCGGCAGCTATTGGAGACTTTAGTGGGGGTGCGGTTGCTTCTGGCAGTGCATTAAGGCGACTGCTTTTAAGGACAATTTCGCATTGTAATAGGATCAGGGTCCGTTTCGATCAAGTTCTTAAACGGGCAATAAAGGCTGCAAGCATCTTGGATGTAAATGGCCGCATAAAGGATGCGGTCCAGATAGAACTTAGCATAATCAGTTGGCAGGATGGACTGCCTAGCGATGACCTTGAAAACAGTATGATCGAGCAGACAAGGGCCAATAGCGGCCTGACGTCGAGGTCGTCTGCAATTATGCGCTTGGATGGCTGCACGCGAGAAGAAGCTGATGAAGAGATGGAACGCATCAAGCGAGAAGCACCGCTACCACAACAATTGGCAAAACCCGTTCCTATGAGTGGACAGGACATAAGTAATGCTAGTAAGCAAGGCGGGATTGAAAAGGCCCCATTAATGCCGGATATTGTTAGCACCTTGAAAGATATCGGATATTTTAAAAATAATTCGGGATAGATATGTCTGATATCCCTAAAGAGATACAAGACCTGATTGACGGCATTGTA